GGTGGACGTAAATGTATTACGAAGACATCGAATACCAGCACCCCGATTACGAAAACAATATCGCTCGCTGGGAGTTTTACCTTAGGAGCTACATGGGCGGGCAAGACTACCGCGATGGGTCATACCTGACTAGCTACCTTAACGAAGACAAGAATGCTTACAGCAGACGCCTAGCCTTAACCCCGCTGGACAACCATTGCCGTAACGTCGTGCATGTCTACTCGTCATTCCTGTGGCGCATACCGCCTACGCGCAACTATCAGCAGATGGAAGGCAGTGCCGACCTTGAGGCGTTTCTAAAAGACAGCAACCTCGACGGGCAGAGCTTTAATAGCTTTATGCGTGAGGCGCAGATATGGTCGAGCGTCTATGGTCACGTCTGGGTCATGCTCGATAAGCCGCAATCAACAGCAGGCACACGAGCAGAGGAATTAGCGCAAGAGATACGACCTTACGTCACACTGATTACGCCTGAGAATGTCTACGACTGGAAGTACGAGCGAATGCCTAGCGGTCGGCATGAGTTGACCTACATGAAAGTCAGGGAGTCAGTAAACCGTATTGACGGCACGACGACCGAGACGTTTTTCCGCATCTGGACGCGAGACACGATACAGTTGATTCGCTACCACGGTGACGAGGCTAACGTCATCGAGACTATCGACAACCCTATCGGCAAGATACCCGCAGTACACCTACCCTCTAACCGCTCAGTGGTACGCGGCATTGGCATCAGCGACATCAGCGACATTGCCTACATGCAACAGGCTATCTACCAAGAGCTATCGGAAATCGAGCAACTGATCCGTATCTCTAATCACCCGACACTCGTTAAGACCTACGACACTGACGCTAGTGCTGGTGCTGGTGCGGTGATTAACATTAGCGACGACATCGACGCAGGGCTTAAGCCGTATCAGATGCAACCCTCTGGCGCTAACCTTGACGCAATACGCGCCTCTATCGAGGACAAGATTGAGTCGATTAACCGCATGGCTCACATGGGCGCAGTCCGTGGCACAGAGGCAATCACGCAATCAGGCGTAGCTATGCAAACAGAGTTTCAAATGCTTAACGCAAAGCTGGCTGAGAAGGCTGACATCTTAGAGCTTGCCGAAGAGCAGTTGTGGCAGTTGTGGTGTACGTGGCAAGGGCATCCGTTGCACGAGGTAGAGATTGACTACCCTGACAGCTTCGATATCCGTGATTACGATTCTGAGCTTCGCTTCCTACAGCAGACACGCGCCAGCGGCGTCAAGTCTGTCACCTTACTCCGCGAGATTGATAAGAAGATTGCTGACCTCGTACTCGACGACAACGTACTGGCACAAGCGCATGAAGAGATTGAGACTGCCACTACAGCGGTCGGTGACTTTGCTAAAGAGACGCAGATTTACAAGTACCACATCGACAGCGGCTTAGTGACACCTAATGAGGTTCGAGAGAAGATTGGCCTTGATGAGATTGCTGGCGGCGACCAGTTAGTCGAGCCAGTGCAAACGCTGACTGATGGACAGTGAGGAACTCACACGCGCACTAGAACGGGCGACCTCTGAGCATGAGCGTCGCCTTTTACGTGCCATGGAGTCACTGCGCTTAAGGCTTACAGACGCGCTTGCTGGCCTTCCCTTACGTGATGGGCAACTGTTCGACCTAGATGCCGCACTCGCCCTTAGAGCGCAAATAGACGGCCTTGTACGCGAAGAATACTTAACGGTGATTGATGACATTATCCGCGAGTACCCTGATGCTGTAGCACTGACGCGAGAGTTCATGGAACAGTTTGCCGACTTCCGTGTACCGCAGTCAGTCATCGGACAGCTTCAACAGTTCAGCTTCACGGGTCACGAGGCATTGGCTGACGACTTTGCAGAGGCGCTCTATCAGCAGGTGTACAACAACACGCTATCGGGTACGCCATTCTCTGCAAGCCTGTCAGAGCTTAACAACCTGCTAGATGCTGACCTGCAACGCTACTCTAAGACTATGCTACATGATGCGCTGTTTGAGTTTAGTTCGTCGGTACAGCAAGCGGCGGCGGCAGAAGCAGGGATTACCAAGTTTCGCTATGAAGGTGATACGATTGAGACAACGCGTCCTTTCTGTCAGCGGCATGTCGGTAACGAGTACACGACTGACGAGATTTATGAGATATGGGACGATAGCTGGGCAGGCAAACGCTCTGGCGACCCGTTCCGTGTAAGAGGTGGTTACAACTGTCGGCACTGGTGGGTGCCTGTACCTGAATAGGAGATAGCTATGCCGTACCACAAGAAAGACAAGCGCAAGAAAAAGCGCAAGTCACGCTAATTTGATACAATTAACCCTACTCGAAAGAGGATTCGTAACATGAGCGATGAAATCATGGCAGACGCGGTAACTGAAGCCGCAGTGGAAACACCAGAAGTTCAGGACTTAAAGACGTTCACGCAAGAAGAGTTAGACCGAATAGTGGCTGACCGTGTTGCTCGCACCAAGCGACAGTACGAGAAAAAGCTAGACGGTATCGACCTCGACGAAGCTAAGTCACTTCTACAGCGTCAGCAAGAAGCTGAAATTGAGAAGCAGAAAGAGCGCGGAGAGTTCGAGTCGATTCTAAAGCAGACCGTCGAAAAGAAAGACTTAGAAATTAGGACGTACAAGCAACGTCTCGAAAGCCAGTTAGTCGATGGAGCTTTGCTCACGGCGGCGAGTAGGAACAACGCAGTATCGGCAGAGCAAGTCGGTCAGTTGTTACGTGGTTCGGTTCGGCTGTCTGAAGACGGCACAGCAGAAGTTGTAGATGCGAACGGGACACCACGATACAACGACAGCGGCGATCCGTTGAGCGTTGATGAGCTTGTCGGTGATTTCTTGTCAACAAACCCGCACTTCGTTAAGGCGTCATCTGGTGGCGCTGGATCGCAGACAGCGGTAGGTGGTTCCACGTCGAAACCTATGTCGGCGGTAGAAATGGAAGCTAACTGGAATAGCGGTGGCAAAGAGGCTTACCGTGCAATGATGTTAGCTAAGAAATAACCGCTTACTTAGGAGACTACAATCATGGCGGCAACTACTAGTTCAACTTTAGACGACCTGTTTGCAAACATCATCATGCAGGCTCGCTTCACAGCCGAGGAACAGTCACTCATGGCTGGCCTCATCACTCGTTACGACATCGGCAATGTTGCTGGTACTACCATTCAGGTACCAAAGTACCCAGCAGTGACTGCCGCTGACCTTACTGAAGGCACTGACATGTCTTCTACTACTGTCAGCACTTCTGGCGTCACTGTATCTGTCGGCGAAGTTGGTGCGCAGGTATTGCTTACTGACATGGCGGCAATGGGCGCTGGCAACCCTGCACAGGAGCTTGGCACTGTACTCGGTAACTCTATCGCTACTAAGATGGATACAGACATCATCGCTTTGTTCGATGGTTTCTCTACTTCAATCGGTGCGGCGGCTCAGGAGATTACTGTTGCTGACCTGTTCAAGGCGGCGGCAACTCTTCGCAACAACAAGGCGCAAGGCGGCTACGTTGCAGTGGTACACCCATTCCACGCATACCAGCTGTCAGCTAACCTGACCAATACCTTCGCGAACCCCAACGGTGGCGACCTACAGAACGAAGCGATGCGCAGTGGCTTCGTAGGTTCTATCGCTGGCATCGACGTTTACCAGTCAGCAAATATCGCTGTAGATGGAAACGGAGACGCGAAAGGTCTATGTTTTGCGCGTGAGGCAATGTGTATTGCTATGAAGCGTGACTTCAACCTTGAGACAGAGCGTGACGCATCTAACCGTGCGTTCGAGCTTAACGCTACTGCCGTATACGGTGTTGGCGAGCTTGATGACAGCTACGGTGTAGAGCTGTTCTTCGACGCTACTCTCTAAGATGTACGCGGCCCTTCGGGGCCGCTTTACTCTGAGGTTTATATGGCAGTCACTTATCGAGGCGAAAGATTTGAGGACTACAACGTGGCAAAGCGAACGCCACGACATCCTTCAAAGTCGCATGCGGTATTGGCTCGCTACAAAGGCGTTATCAAGCTAGTTAGGTTCGGCGCGAAAGGCGCGAAGACTTACCCACCTAAAGACGGTGAGTCGGCCCGCGACAAAGCAATGCGAGCGGCTTGGTACGCAAGACATGAGAAGAACCTACGCAACGCGACACCGCTAGACGCGGTTTACTGGTCTGCTAGGGTAAAATGGTGACGACAT